TGGAATTATCTTAGCCCCTTCCTTAAAGAAGTGCTGCCCAAAACTTTCAATTTGATTTTGTAAAATTGATTGTAAGGAGCTTAATTCTCTGGACTGAATTGGAGTGCCAGGTTTAAATAAAACTCTCTTATAATTTTTATCCTCATCAAAGTCATCAAAGTATGGACTTACATTTAGATTAGTATTTTGTGGCATTGTTTAAAACTCTAATACAACTTTAATGTCTTCTTTTTGATTTGGTGAACGAATAATAGCCGCTCTGTTATCTATATAGATGATTTCTCCTGAGTATTTTTTAATCTCGGGGTTTGCACACCCCTCAACATAGGACTGACCCAATCTAATTGTTCTAGTATTAATTCCCGATCCAATTGTTACTGATGTTACTGGAGAAGCTAAGGATCCAAATGTAGTGTCAATAACTAAATTACTACCAGCACTTGCTCCGCTAATCAAATGAGTTCCACCCACACCAATTCCTGAAGTAAATTTTGACATCCTAAATCCAACACTTGTGGAAGCTAATCCAACTGGTTGATAGTACTTCAATACTCCTGTAGTATTGTCCCAAGAAGCTACAATTCCAATGGCAGTAGATCCAATTCCAATTGTTTGGCCAATTGTAGTATCTACTGTATACTCTACATTGGAAATGCTAGCCCCTGTTGCGCTCTTCAATTTTACTGAATATAATGCGCTATATTCAGATGCCGAAAGTAGTTGAGTACTTCCACCATACGTTATTGGGTTTTTAATTATACCAACTCTAGCAAAATCATTGTTTATGATTGTATCCGGATTATTTGAATCAACTTCATACCTAGAGTAAATCATTACTCGGTTGGCTCCTAATTCACGATAAATGTCATATCCGTGCCCTCCAGGAGGGGGTATAACAACATTACATGATGCAATTGAGGTAGTAGCAATTCCAACCCGATTTAGACCACTTATTGGTCCTCCAGTTTCAGATCCTGGTGCTCCAGGATAGAACTGAAGAATTGCCTTGGTATAATTTACGCCACCATCGGTAACAATAACCTCAGACACCTTTCCTGACGAATCAATCGTTACTGTAGCCTTTCCCCCAGTACCGTCCCCTAGGATTGGCACATTTCTAATCGAAGTACTAATTGGCTCATATCCATCTCCACGATTTTCAACTATAACAACTTCAATTTTTCCCCCAACAGCATTATTTTTAATTGCCTCACTCTCACCAATACCCCAATCATTTGGAGTTGGTATATACTCGGTGGAATCAAATTTGATTATATCTCTTGGGGAAATAGTATAAAGATACTTCCAAATATAACCGTCTCCAGAAGTTCCAGCAGCTCTGGGCTCAATATCTGTGAATAGTGGTTCATCAATTGATGGAGATCCTGCTGGATTTTCTGGATTTGTCCCGTTATTTAAACAAAGATATACCCGATAGTCGGCATTTACCACATAGTAGTTTGCATCATAAAGATTATTTGAATTTGTTATTGGTGATGGATTATATACATTATAATCATTTCTATACATTTCGTATGAAGTTCCAGCACTCCACTGGATCTTACGAATAACTCTTCTAAGATCGGAGGAGTTAATCTTTTTCAACGATAGCATAGTATCATGATAATCATTTTGCGCCTTAAACATATCTTGAGGCGATGGCGGGTTATCATTCCAATCCGTAGTACCAGATCCCGTTGCAGTATCATACGGATTTGCCAAACCAATAAAGCTATAATACACATAATTAGTCGAACCAATACCCGCAAAAGTATCAATAAATGACTGTGCATTTAGTATTCTAAATTGATCTGAAATTATTGCAGACATATTATTACAATTGTTTGTACTATTTAGTAACTCTCGAATAGTGGTTTAGATCTTATAACTATGGGTGCAGTAGAAACTCCAGTAAGTCCACGATTATTTAAACTAAATGCCTTTGGTACTGCTCTAGTATTAAAATTCAATTTACCCCAACTATAGTAACCACATCTACCTTGAGATACACTTCCAACTCCAGAAATTGATCGAACATTTGAGTAGACTGTGACAATGCCGGAATTTACACTTGCAACTATGTGATCAACTCTATACACATTATCTATAAAGGTTGATCCTATTCCAAGAATTGAGAATCCATTATCAGAATTTAGTGAGGTTACCCCAGATCCAGTTATAGTATCACTAACTACAAAGTAATCCCCAGTAACAATTCCACTTCTACTTATGCTACCATAAGTAGCTTGATTTAGAATACTATCACTATCGAGATTAAATATTACCATTGGGCTAGTAGTTGAAATGCCAGATACGCTTGTGCCAATTCCAGCAATAACTCCAAAATCACCTGTAACCCCCACATTATCTAAACGCTCAAAGAATAGAGTTTCTGGAGAAATTAGTACATTTACACCAACTGTCTCATCGTATCCAAATCCAGCTTCTGTTACGGTTATGGACTGAACAGTTCCAGCAGCAGAGACCGTTGTAGTTGCAGTTGCCTTAACTACAACAGAGTCAGTAACTGAATATTTTGAAGTTTCCCCCACACCAATAATTCTATATCTATCAGTTCCTAAGAATCTAATCTCAGCATTTGAATTTGAAGTTCTTATCCAATTTTGCCCATCAGAAGATATGATAACTAGTTGATTTGCGCCAGAAATTAAATATACACCATCCTTATATGTTATATCAAAGAAATTATATGACGAATACCCTGATGGAGAAGTATTTGTCCAATTTCCCCCACCATCAGTTGAAACTGTAAGAGTTCCATTAACTCCAACCGCAAAAAATTTGCCATTGAGGTATTTGACAGATGTTAAATTGTTGGAAGTATTTGAAACTTGAGATTGCCAAACATATCCGTCAGAAGATCTAGTAATATATCCATTATTTCCAACTGCAACATAGTTATCTGTTCCTGCAGTAACTGAGTTTAATTCAGTTGCTGCAGGAGTAGCCCTAACAATCCATGAAGTTGATACTCCTGAGGTAGCATCTGAAACTAAGGCACTTCCTCCAGCACCAACAGCAATAAATTTATTCATTCCAAAAGTTACTCCATTCAAAGACCCAGTATATGAAGAAACTGGATACTCAAATGGTATAATTCCTCCAACATAAATTCTCGATAAAAATGTAGCATTTGATTGCCAATTGTTTGAAGTAGTCGATGTAAATATTGTACCACCATATCCAACCACCACCCAACTACCATTTCCATATGAAACAGATTTGAGATCATACACGGCTATTGACGTAGGATTATCCCAACTAGTAAAGTTAATTGAAGTTGAAATGCCTCCAAGATTTCTACATGCAACATATATTCCCTCACCAAAGGCAAAGCTATTATATTGCTCTACGCCAAATTCAATTTCGCCATTGGCCCAAGTTTTTCCATACTGTGGTAAAATTGGTTTTGTACTTGAAATTGTAATTGCAGGTGAAGATGAATAATTTTGACCACCATCTAGTATTGTAAAATTTGTAATTGTCCCAGCCGCAGAAACAACTGCACTAACCTTTGCTGCTCTAGTATCAGTATCATTGATAATAGTTACAGAATTTTTAAGTTGTTCTAAATTATCAAGATTTCTGAATAGTGGAAATGCATTTTCTACATATACGTCAACATCAGTTGTTGAAATATTTTTAATAATTCTTGAGGCGGGAGTAATTCTACCTTCTAATTGCATTCTTGCCTTAGAAACATAAGCATTGTTAATAATTAGATCCGATCTCTGCTTAGTTAAATCTGAAGTTCTATAGAATGTTGGATCTGTAGAAATGCCAATATCAATATAGTTTGTAGTTTTTACTTCAGCAATGGATAATATCGATGTTACAACTCTATCCAACTGCCTTACGAATTGATCCTTCTTATTTAAAGCTACAATATCGCCAACTTTAACTTGATTGAGAGTATCAACATCAACAATATCAAATGGTGATGCCTTATAGAAGAAAATTAGGCACTTACTTCCAAGTGGTGGTGGGGTTGTAAATACCAATCTTTCGCCACCAATTAGTGAATAATTTTCACCAGGACTCTGTAGAACATCATTTAGAATAATTATCAGCGTATTTTCTGGATTAATATCGGAACCTGGGAGAACGCTAATGTTATATCGTTCTGTAATAATATCGGTTTTTGTTAATAGAAAGGACTTTGCAACTCCATTAAAATTGTCTGAAATATCATCAAGTGCTGTTAAGTTACCAAAGGACCATCCAGAAAACTTATCACTTAATATATCTATAATTCTAAAATTAAATGAACTAGTTCCCACACCAACAGTAAATGGAACACCCTGAAGTGTTAACAAATCATTTGGCTTATAGCCTAAACCCCTATTTGTAATTTGGAATTGGGTAACACTTCCGCCGCTTCCAACAATTATATCGATCTTTGCACCAGTTCCGGAACCTCCGGTGAGTCGCATGTTTGAATATGCTGTAGGAACACCTACTGATATTATTGGGGGATTTGTTGAAGCATATCCAGATCCTCCAGAAATAATATTAAATCCAGTAATTATACCTACAGAGGATCCAGACCCAACTAAAGCAACAATAGATGCACCAGTTCCAACACTAGTTAGAACTTCAACTCCCATATTACTTCTATATCCAAATCCACTACTTTGAATTACTAGAGATTGTATTGTCCCAGAACCTGAGACAACTGGAGTTGCAAATGTTCTAACTAGCGGTTGATATCCAAATCCAAAACCACAACTAACTTCATTTATAAAGCCCCCCTTAGGTAGAGAAAGAATATCTACTCCAGTAAACTTTATAGATCCGCCAATTCCAATAGCAGCCCTTTCTGTCATAGAATAGTCTATGGCTGGCTTCTGTAAAATATTGTTAATTAGGATAACCCCATAGTTGGGTCCAACTACATTATTTCCAAGATTCGTTACAATGCCTGTAACATCTTTTCCGTAGTATGATAACTCATGCTTCGTATTTGAACCATTAAATGAATTTGAAATGTCATCAAAGATATACGTGTTATCATAATTAAACCTATAGAAAATTCTACCAGAAAATGTAGAGTTTGTGGATACTCCTGCAGGACCAGTTCTTCCATATGGTGGAGAATTAAAGTAAATAGTTCCCTTACTAATATTATAATCACCTGCCAAAACTGTAACCCCAGCACCAACTAAATGACTCTCAATGGTACTTCCCATAAAACCACGGTCAATAGAAAGAACATTTGTGGAACCAAATCCTACAGTGGTAATCTTCATAATTTCATTATCTACCTTTAGGAAGAGATTAGATGATATTGAAGTTATACCTGTCAATTTAACTGTGGTATCTCCAATTGCAATTGCAGATGCCAATGAAGTAGAAATTTTCTTTTTATACAGAGGACTTTGAATAACACTATCAATAGTAATCAGAGATCTTGTATTTGCTAATTCTGGAGAAACTGATAGGCTATGAGTTATTCCTGATCCAACTCCTTGGCCACTTCCAAGATCTCTAAAACTGAAGTAGGATCCATTAGCTACAGCATCAGTTTTTATACCAACAAGTTTTATTCTATTACTATCAACTTTATATGCATATACTGTAGATGGCATGAAATTGGTAGAAATTCCTCCCCTAACCCTATCAGTAGAAGCAATTGCTATTCGGGTTCCTCCAGTTCCTGGATCATATACCAACTCTTCTCCAGAACTAAAGTTATGATTTGGGAGATTTACAATACTACTTCCAACCGCACATGAATTTTGCGCCACAAAGTACTTACATATTAGTCTAGAACCCTTAGAATTAATAAAGAATGATGAAATGCCAACAACATTACCCCCCTGAGCAATATTAGGATATGTTGTATTTGGTGCCGCAGTTGTTCCAATTCCAATAATTGTTGTAATAATACCAACATAAGATCCAATTGCAGCTTGTACATTAGCACAGCAATTTACACTGTAGGCACTTGGACTACAATTTTCATCATATGCAATTGTTAAATTATATTTTTGAGGAATTGAAAATGCTGGAACCTGATATGAGGTACTTATACCAACATTGTTGATAATGTACTTAGACAATTCTATAATATAACGGTAACCAGCAATAGTTTCCGTCGATTCTCCGGAGACATATGATACCCCAGCATTCCAATATGACCTCCCGGCATTAACCGAATTTACATTGCCACCATACTTTAAATCTCTAGAAATTGCATCAACAACATAACCAACGTCACGCTTACATTTAGTTTCATTATAATCTGGATTAGTGAGAATTCCAGGATATGTTGTAGTTATAAATCCAACAACTTCATTTTGAATGAATTGACGATTTAGTATAATCTGAGTTGCTCCATCTGCATATCTTCCAACTAATTCTTGACGACTAGTGCCATTAAACTGTGAGCTTATATCATCAATTTTTTGAACCTTATTTGTCTTACAAATAGTATAGTCAATTAATTTCTTGGTTAAGAAACCTACAGTTTTTGATATTCCATTTGAAGTTGTAACTTCGTAATTTGTGTCAAAATTTTGTTTAGTATCAAATGCTAAAGTATTTTGTATTGTGATAAGTAAATCTGATAAGTTATTAACACGTACTTGTAAATTATTGCTTCTACCAATTCCAACTTCTGGAGTTGAATTTACAATTAGATCTCCAAAAACCTTAAACCCTGATGGGTGGGCTAAAGAATCAACTGAATCTGACCAAGTATTCTTTAAAATTTTACTATTTACTGAATATGAGAAATTCTGATAGTAGTTGCTGTCATGCATTCTCTGATCGGTTTCATTTAGAAAACCGGTCTTAGTTCTCCACCCGTTTTCCTTCTTAACCTCTCCTCCAATTTTATATGCCGATTCTGTTGTAGTTATTTCCTCAATTGTTGCTTTAGAATTTGAAAATTTGCCAACAACAATACTTCCAAGTTCTAGATATGTCTCACTTCCGGAAATTTTTAATGTATTTTTTTCTTTGTTCCATCCGGATTTTTGAACCCTAAAAATATCTCCGTTATTGAAGATGATTTCATTTTCGATAAAATCGCTCTTCTTCATTGTAGCAGTAACCTTAGATATATCATCATACTTTATAACTCTACCAACACTATTGTCTAAATCATAATATCCACCACTTATTCCATACCCAACTATTGAGTAGCTTACAGACTCTGCTCCTGCAGTAGAATTTATGGTATCAATAGTAAATGCCTTATAGTTATAATCAGTAGAATTGTAACCAGTATCTGTAGTAGATGGTTCTAGTAGTTCAACACCCTCAATAAAAACTTGATCTCCAACTTTGAAGGGAAACTCAATAAAATTTCCACTTTGGGGGGAAATTTCTAAGGTGTTTACTCCTAAATTAGAGTAGGCATTTGTAATTTGAACTCCATTTGAGTTGTTTAAGCATATAATTTCTGGAGCAACTTCAGATAATCCACTCTTATTGATATCAATTGAAACAGATTTTACATTATTTCCCTCTAGAGTTGCAGTAAATTGTAGTTCTGGATGCTGTGGGCATATGAATTTAGGTGCAACTAAGTAGTTTTTACCTTTATTTGAAATTACAATTTCATCCAACTCATAGTTATTTGAAATTTTAAGAGAAAATGGAACATCAGCTTTAGGTGGAAGCGTTGGATCTGTTGGAAAATCATATCCAGAATTTAATATTGCTAAATTCTTAATGCTTCCTATACTATTAGACACTGGTCTAATAATCGCACCATAACCATCTTCAGTGCTTATAGTTGTTATTCCGGGCAAAGTTCTATACCCAGTTCCAGTATACCCGATTGAGATATTGTAAATTGGCCCTAGAGCTGTTGGCGAAGATGTGTAGTAGAATGTGGTACTGACTCCGCTCAAGTTATAGCTAGATGCCTCAGGAGTTTTATTTAAATTGAATGATAGCGTGGTGTTACCAACTGAGATAATGTCATACTCTGCATTATAATAGCTCTTTTCAACTACAATTCTAGAGTAACCTAGAACATCTGTATCGACATTATATGCTCCTGCGTTATTAATTATTGAGCTAATTCCAACTGGAACTAACTTATAGTATAGTACATCTGGAATATTGGCACTCAATTTCAAATACACTGCAGTGTTTGCATTCTGGTCCCCAGGGCTTCCCACTCGGGTAATATCATTTTGTGCAATTTTTGATGTAAATGAGTAATCTAGATAAAAGTCTAAAATTAAATTCTTTAAAGAAACGTCGGAAATGCTAAAATTGACAGTATTTCCTCTAGTAAATTTTAGTGGGGGATTGATTGGAGACAGTGTATGATTTCCTGAGCCATATGTAGTAATCCCTATGGCATTATAATTGAGTGAAACTGCATCATTGTAGTATTCTGCTAGTTTTATAGAATTATTATCAATTTTAATTATAAAATATTCTTCTCCAGAAATTAGTGGAGTTGCCGGAGAATTTGAATTATATACAATTTTATCTCCGGTTTTGAATTTATGGCTTTGCGTAACAATAGTTCCACTTGGAACTGTAAAGTATGTTGATGCAATTGAAACTGGATTGACTAATAGTCTTGCACTAGAATCGTCAAATTTTAAAGTTACATTTTCAGTTAAATCTGGAGTAATATTGAAGTTAATTTTATCCCCAACTAATATGCTATGATTATCAAATGTGGTTAACGTGCCAGTAAGTGCTACTATTTCTCCAACCGGGTTATCATTAGTTGTGTCAAATTTATGAGATTCTCCGTTATAGCTGCTTAAATATTTGAAATAAAGTTTTCCGACAGTACTACCAATACCAACCGAAGTTGTAGAAATGCCAAAATTATCATTATCATCCTTCACAACATACACAATATCTCCGGTTATTAAGTTAAACTGTGGAGATAGTGAATAGTTGACTGAACATGTTAGACCAATTCCAGAAATTGCTGAATATTTTAGTCTCTGCCCGTGAGCATAACCATGCCCAGGAATAATAATATTTTGCGGGCTGATCTTATTATATTTTTTTTGAGAAACTAAAGTTGTAGTGCCAACACCAACAGCACCAACAATTGAACTACTATCATAGTTAACTGTGATACTTGTTGGAGTTGTGGAGACAACCTGGGCTTGTGATATTGTTATATTTGTGGCGCCACTCAATTCTGCAACATCACCAACTTTAAATGAATGTCTATATAAATTTAACTTAGTGTAGCTACCTAGAGAAGTTTCAATTCCTATAATAGTATGAGTGAATCCATATCCAACATAGTTAACTGTAGTATTAACACCAACTCCAATATCAGTCTGAGGATTAAAGTACTTAGACGTATTTAATTCCGTACTACTGTCAGTTTTTATGCCTGATGGGGCCGCAAAGGTAAATGTTCTAGGAAGAAGCTCTACTGTATAGTTTGCGGTATGAACGCCAGTGGTAGTAGAATCATATCCTCTCAGTACCTTATAGTTATTTTTAGAAGTATCTGCCTTAAGTACTAAAAATTTCTCAGAATCAATTCTTAAAATGTCATTAATCTTAATTCTTCCACTTATAGGTGGCTCAGAAATCTTTAAGAATGTTGTAATTCCAGTTACACCACTTGTTCCAATGCCAACCAGTAAATTTGTAAATGAAGTAGTTACTGAAACAGTATGAGGTCCTTCTATGAATTTATATGCTGCAGTAGTAATACCAGAAATTGTGACAATTTGATTATTGATTAAGTTGTGAGGAATTGTAGATATACCAATAATTAATCCACCACTCTCTACAAATTCAATATTATTTAAGTATGAGCTATTGTAATTTACAAAACTTACTCCTCTACCAACAACCTCTGAAATTTTTGCATCAAGTCCCCTTCCCCCGGT